TCATTACGTCTGCATCAGTATGTTTAGCAAAGTGCCAGAGCGCAAACGTTTTATTTGCAAAGCGACTTGCATCCCATAAGAAACTTTTCTTTGTCTTGTCTTTGTTCCAGCCGTGAGCATGTGGATTGTCTTTGTGACGTTCCTGCCATGCTTTTAGGTCTGGCAATGTACTACGTTGGTCCAATACTTCTATATTATCTGCATTATATGTGTTGGGTTCGTGATCCTCTGCATATATGCTTAACTTTACTTCAGTGGGCCAATTTTGCAAAAAGCCTTGCACAAAGTGTTCCCCATACTTCTTATAACCCGTGGGATGCCAGGTACTAAATACTGATAATGTACGCATATAATTATTTATCATGAAAATATCACACTTCCCAAATTTCCTACCTAGTAATCAAGATATGGTATATCCACAATTAATTGAGGCTATAACGTCTACTGATGAGTTGGTCGTTGGTGATATGGAAGCCGACGTTGCACTTATTTGGAGTGTGCTCTGGTTTGGCAAGATGAGTGGAAATAAGAAAGTATGGGATCATTACCGTGCACAAGGCAAGCCAGTCGTAGTGGTAGAAGTCGGCGGATTAATACGTAATGGTACCTGGAAGCTGGGTATTAATGGTGTTAATCGTGACGCTGACTTTGCACTAGATGTGGGTGTAAATCCTGATAGGGTCAAGCAACTGGGTGTTCAGACTAAGCCATGGGTGATAGAGGATAAACCTTACATACTAGTGTGTGGCCAACATGCTCATAGTTTACAATGGGAAGATATGCCTGATATGGATACATACTTCCAGGAAACTGTCACAGAAATAAGAGAGTTTAGTGATAAGCCTATTGTGCTAAGAGCCCATCCTAGATACAGAGAACGCATACACTTTCCTATCGCAGACGAGCAATGGTATAAAGACCAAGGATGTGAATGGCAGATCGCTAAAAAAGTACAGCAAACATACGATAGTTTTGATCTAGAAGATCAACTGAAAGAAACTAATCTTACTGTAAGTTATTGTAGTAATGCAGGTGTAAACAGTATTATACAAGGCATACCTGCTGTAGTAAGCAAACACAGCCTGGCTTGGGAAATGACTAGCAGTTATAAAGAGACTATGTTTGCACGTCGAGAAGAGTGGCTAATCGATATGTGTAATATAGAATGGTTGCCTGACGAAATAGATCAGCAATGGTTACGTATACGATCTAAGCTCTAGTATTATGCCTGTAGTCATATATAGTAGCATCCAACCACATAGTTAATAACCCTTGGTCTGTTAAGTAATTTTTAGACATTACAATATCCATAGCACTTTCACTAAGTAAACCTAGGTCTGCTAAATCTCCCCAATTAGTTGACTTATCTAGGGGCTTGCTATTTTTATATACCACGCATTCAATACCATCAATTAAATTAGGCTTACGAAAGTATGCATCTTTTATATCAAATCCCGCAATTGCAAGAAAGTACATTAATTGTGGTAGAGTAAACGTAAAGTATTGATTATTATAGCAATAACTCTCAAAACGCCCATAGTTTACATTAACTGTACTAGGCACATACAAGTACAACATACCAGCTGGATCTAGTATACGATTAATTTCAAATAACATGTCAAGTGGTGAATATGCATACTGTAGACTGTCGTGACACCAAACAATGTCTTGAGACTCATCGTTAATAACACTAAGATCAGCATTGAAGTCATGCCCAATACGTCTTACATTTTTCTGGTTTAAATCAGGAGGACGGTGTTTATCCAATGCAATGCATTTGATGTTTAATGGCGTAGGGTTGTCAGGATCTTGGTCTGTTAAGTTGGCCCAACAGTTAATATCAAGCTGATCTTTACCTGACCCTATGTCACATACTGTTTTTATGCTTTTTATAAACTCTAAATGATCTGCAAATCGCTCTAGTGTTTCTCTACTATGAGCGTGACTTTCTTCTGCGCTTGCAAACATTAACTAAGAACTCCTATTAATGCCCACTGCCTAGCGTTCTGCCAAGTTTGATCAAACAATTCTAGGTTATGGAATATCTTATTAATACTTTTTATTGTTGGTCGTTTAACTGCACTTAGTGCTTCTATATGTGCTTCATTTAGATACTCGTCCGCAGTACTAAACATTTTTTGAACATCTCTATAACGCTTCCAACCAGCAGCACTTACTTGTTTTTCTCGCATGCTTTTGAGTAGACTTAATTTTTCAATATTAAACTGTTCTTTATGTTGCTCTACTTCTGACAAAAGATTGTATGCGGAATTATTTACTGTTAAATTACTAAACTTGGACATCTTCCATCCCTGCAGTGCGCAATCTGACAATATGGCCAAGCATAAAGTTTTTACTTTCCAAACCCTTCATAATACCTAGCCACTTGTTACGTATCAGTGCTACTTCATTAATAATAGTCTCAAAGTCTACTACCTCATCCTCGCCATCCACATACTTTTCAGCATCACGTGAACTAAGAGCACGTTGATAGTTTTCTAAATATTTGGTAAAATGTTTACGTCTTATCTTACGTAATTGTATATTAAGATGATTAAGTACTGCTTCGATCTCTTGTAGTTGGCCGAATCGTATCTCTGTGCTTGCTGGAAGTTCTTTAATACTTTTTTCTACAAGACCATGAACACTTACCTCTTTACGTGCACTTTCTAGTTCGTTTTCAAAGTGCTCTATAAAGTCTGGAATCTTACTTAAATCGTTAGATACTATAGTATACCAATTTGCCATATCACTATTATATATGTTTTATGTGATTTGTCAATCACCAGTCGCCATCATCTTCGTCAAAATCATTTTCTTCCTCAAGCCCACCACTATATTCAACAGCTTGCTTGAGATACTTGTCTGCGCCTGCAAGAGCACTGATAGTTTCTTCAGGCAAACCGGTATCTATAAGTGCACCAATCCAGTGGTCAGCGGCCTGCTGTTTATCTTTAATATACTCTTTAAGGATTAGCCATGATTCTACTAGAATTTCATCCTCTTCCATATTCGTTTTATTCCTCAATAGCTTCTGAATCTTGTTCTTCTTGGACAGACTCCTCTGCGGGATTATTTAGCAAACCATTTGAAATATCTGACATGATAACTTCAAGTTTATCACCAGTCCAGCCCTTGCGGAACTCCAGCATTTCATCGCCAGCATGTGTTGTGTACTTGAGGCGGTTGCCCTGTTTAGTTAATAAGCCTTGTTTCTCAAACATATCAAGCAATCCACTATACGGATCCATTCCTGATTCATATGGAATTTTAACTTGGACGCCTTCAAACGGCTTTGAATATCTGGTCTTCATAACCTTACATGCTGCCCTAATTCCCATGACATCGGACACCTTATTGCCGTCCGTGTCTTCCTTAAGTTTAAGTTTGCGCATGGCAACAACAATACTTGATGCATAGATAAAACCCTGTCCGCCGCTGATTTTATCATCTGGGTCAAACATATCTTGCGATGCGTATGTGTGATTAGTGGCAACAATTCCCACGTTATAACTGCCTATCATGTTAACTGTATTACGCACTAGTGATGTAAGTGCTTTGGGTTTTCGTCCTAAGTCACCTTTCATATCACCAGCTTCAAACTGATTAACATCAGTAGGTGTCATCATCATTCCTAAACTATCAAGTACAAATAGCACCTTAGGGCGTTCCTCTTCTGGCATCGCTTTATAATCTTTCATGAAGGTACTAATAGTCTTCGCAACATCATCAATCATACTCATGCTTAGTTTAAGTAGTTTACTCTCATCAGTATCAACACCTAGTGCTTTCAACCATGATTCGTCAAGTGCGTTCTCTGAATCAATTAATACTACAAAGATACCTTGATCTTGGGCATTCTTTACAATGTTACCGCTAGCAAAGTAGCTCTTACCTGCTCCTGATTCCCCAGCAAACACTGTAACTTTGCCCATAGGAACGCCTTTATGGAAGTCTCCACTAATAAGATAGTTAAGTGCAAGTGATCCTGTGCTAATCCAATCAGTAGGATCGTGGAACCCAATACTAAGTCCGTCAATGCTCTTAGTAATATCTTTTCTAAATTTACTTACGTCAAATGCTTTAGGCATTATTATCTCCAATTATTATTAAAAAGAAAATGGGGGAGGAATTAACCTCCCCCTAGTATTAAGCCTTTTGACGGCTTCGGATCATTGCAAGAATGTCTTCTGCACTCTTGCCTCCGCTATCCCCAGCTGGTGCTGGAGTTGGGGTTGCTACCGGAGCAACTACTTCTGGTTCTACTTCTGCTACCGGAGCAACTACTTCTTCAGTTACTGGTGCTGTTGCCGCTGGCGCACTAGGTGCTACTGCAACTGGTGCTGCTGGTGCAGGTGTCCCAGCTGGAGCGTCGATGCCATATGGACGATAGTATTGTCCAAAACGTTCAACATCATATGGTTGGCCATCTACAGATGCCTCAAACATTTCCTTAATAGCACCAAGCTCTACCTCATTTGGACGCTTGGGCAGAAAGTCGTTCAAGTTATGTAATCCAAAACTATCAACTGCTGCACGTTGTACTTCTGTTAGTGCAGTTTCCTTGCGAGCCCACTTGCTAGTAGAGTAATCAGCGTACTGACCCTTGGTTGTTTTTGTAACACGGAAGTCAAGACCCATGTCATAGTCTGTGGGGAGTTCCTGGATGTCAGGATCCATTAGTGCATCCTTAATAAGATTAAAGATGCTTGGACTAATAACAAACCTACGAATTGGATTCTCTGGCTGATTGTCATCTACTAGAGAATTTTCTACTACGAAGCCCTGAAAAATATATGAACGTTTCTTCCAGTACTTGCGACCCATATCTTCAAGACTTGGGTCTTTAAACCAGCCACGTACTTCACTTAGTACTGGACATGTATCATCCCACATTTCCACGCATGGTACTTGTACTACTACTTGATTTGAATGATCGCCCTTTACGCCATTAAAGGGCAAACGAATCATAAGACGCTCTTTCCAAAAGAAAGTATTTGATTCATCTGCGTCCGGAAGGAAACGTAGTACTGATGTTGAACCTTCTGGGATATTCCAATGTGGGAAAATTGCGTTGTCGCCGCCGCCTGTTCGCTCGCTGCGAGTCTCTTGTGCTTTTAGTTTTGCTCTAATTTCTGCTAGTGATGCCATTGTGCCTAATCTCCTATAGTTGCCAAATGTGCCTATTTGTATGCCTAAGATACATACTGCTTTAACTCTTACAGTATATAACAAGTGTATTTATACGTCAATATAAAAAGACGTTATTTTACTCAAAAAAAGAGGCCCATAACGGACCCCTTTTAATACTCAAACATAAAAGTTACTTTTAGTTAAATAGTTTGGCCCATTTGGATAAATCTGTGCTAGATGCTGGTCTATATCCTTCTTCGCCCACATTAATGCCAAAATTTGACTTTGCTGTTGACCTTACCCCGGCATGTTCTTTAATTGTATCTATGTGACCTTGATCAAGGTCAATTTGCTTATTTTCTTCCATACTTACTTGCTGTCTTACTGCGTTAATATCTTTTACACTAAATCCAGTTACTTTACTGATCTCTTCATTGCTCTTACCGTCTTCGATCATCTCTTGAATTTCTAGATGAATATCGCTCGCCCGGCCTTCATCAAGGTCAACTTCTTCTTTATTGACATTGACTCTCTGACCTTTCGAATTCATTCGAACGCCTTTTTTCCAATCATCTTTTGAAACGCCTTTGTCTCCATGTATTTCTCTATGAGCGTACCAACCGTCATCATCACCTTCTTTATCTTTGACGGCTTTGGTCATTGGCTCTTGTTTGTCGCCGTCACCATCAATATCTAGGAAGTCTGGCTTTGCTTCTTTTGCTAAAACAATATCTTCCATTGTATCCTCATACTCTTGCATGGGATCATATGTTGCAGACTCTACATCTTCTTTAGGACCTTCAATTGCTTTAGGACCTTCAATTGCTTTAGGCTGTGTGATAGCCATTTTTACAAGTTTAACTGCTTTGCCCTTTTCTCGTTTGTATTCTTCTGGATCAATTGTTTTAAGACCAAATGGCGTGCCTTCTGATCCTACTAAATCACTCATCTTAGCAGCAAAGTTTTGCGTTTCATTGTCCATTGCTCTGTCTGCAATATCGCTTAGAGTCAATCTAAGCATTGCATTTATTTGTTCGGACTTGCCCATGCCCTGCATATCCATTGACTGATATGTCCATTTTCCGCCAGGTATTAAATCAACTTTTTCTGGTAACTGATAATCACCAATACCAATTGCGTCGTCATCTTCAATTTCTAACCAACCAGCCCATTCTGAACTAGTACCGCTAAATTGTGGATCTTTTTCCCATCCGCCCTGCTGTTCACCTGATTGGTCCACTGCTTGTGCGCCTAGGTTATCTCCGTCTACTGTGAAACCTCTACGCTGTGCTTCTTTTTTCCACTTATTAAATGTATTAAAGTCTACATCGCCTTCTTTTTCTCTAATCTTCATTGCGCGGCTCACTGCGCCTAGGCTACTCTCTAATCTATCATCAAATACTTCACGTGTGAGTTTTGTTTTTAAATCACTTATATCGTTCTCATCGACTTCAATATCACTTGGCTCGTAGTTCTCAAAATAATCTACATATCCTTTTTGCTTACTAACTGCTTCTAGTGTACTTTTTAAGCCATAGTAACGATCGGTTGCAAGGTCAATAATCTCTTGGCTATCTTCAGTAACGTAGTCATTTCTTTTAACGCCACGGACAAAGCTCTTTAATTCACCCATCTCAGCCATAATCTCTGAAATGTGTTCACCATGCTCATCGTTCTGATATCCACCATTGCTTACGTGGCGAGCCATTGCTCTAGCCCCTGGTAGATAGTTGTTTTCAAACCGTAATCTTTCACCTATCGCATTTTCAATATAAATTGCGCTAATATTTCTACTTCGACTTCCCATTTTTTCTTCGTCTACAGTTTTAGTATGCTGGACAATGAGCTTTGCGCCGTTTAGATCCTGATAACTCTTTTGTCTACTTCCGTATAATTTGCTTTCCATAGCGATGGCATCCTTGCTTTTACTTTGTCCTACTAAGAAATCAAAGTCTGCTTTGTCCAGTCTAGACTTCGTAATATTCTTTGCTTCGTAATTTAACATGTTTTGTGCACTAAAAAATCTTAGATCTTTGAGGAAATTATACCATTTGCGTTTGCCGTCGGCATCTGCTTCCTCAATAATATCACTTTTAAAGTAAACTTTAATTGAGCCTTCATCAAGTATACTAACAACTACACTACCGTAGTTATTTGCACCTTCTGTAAATTGGAACTCAAAGAATACCGATTCATCTGGCACCAGTGTTTTAGCACCGTCATCTCTGCCCATTGTTAGACTATTAAATTTTCCACGTAGTCGCTCGTGTAGATCTTTGGATAATGCACTCATATTGTATTTATTAAATTAAAACAAAAGGCATCGGGTCTCTGGTAAAGTCATTACTATCCCTTATTTGGTTTTCTAGCTCTGGTATGTAGGTCTTTAACTGCGTGGCCATACGCAGAGCAAGTACTGTACTCATTACTAAATCGTCTGTTTCACCTATTTTTGCAGCATAACTAGTACCATTAGCAATAAAATTTTTAAGTTCACTTACTAACATCTTGCTGTTAACGGTCATTCTTTCTGTTTCTACTAGTGTTTTTAGCTTTGCACAACTACTAAGTTTAGACCGTTGTGTGGTGTTAAATCCCTTACGGAAACGCCTAGCATTGCCGTGTGACTTGGTTTCGCTAAGAAAGATACCAGATATGTTTTCTTCACCTATATCAGCAATACTAATAAGGGCTGCTTCTCCCAGTGTGTTGTTTTCTACGCTATAGTATACGCTGTTTTCACTTTGTGTCTCCTTTTTCAAGTACTCACAAATTGCAACAAGTATTTTTATTTGTTGTGGTATAGGGGTTTTATTATGACACCATTCAGCTACTTGAGTCATACTAGGTGCTTCAAACACCTGTATTGCAGCAGGGTCTCCGCCTGTACCCAAACTAGGATCAAGTGCTACAATATATAGTCTATCTCTCATAGGCTTTCTGTACCAGCGAACTGTGCCTTGGGTAAACATAGGATCTTCGCCTCGCATAGATGTTAGTATTAGACTGTCTATTAGCGTTTCATCGTTAATAATAAACTCGCATTCATGTTCACGCCTAAACCGTTCCTCCCCAATGCGGCCTAATTCCTCCTTTTTCCACTGTTCATCTCTGTCAGGATGATCTTGCCAGTAACTACGATATGCCTTAAATCCGTTAATACCAACGTCTGTTTCATTTCCTTCAGCATCAAAGCACTTGTTAGCAAGTCGCCATATCTCTGCAAATTGATCTTCATCACTATTGGGTGTACTTGTAATGATTGCACTACCACCTGTTGCTAGTGTAGGTGATATACTGGTCCAGAACTCTCTAGCAATAGTAGGTCTAACAAATGCAAACTCGTCACAATATAGCAAACTAAGACTTAACCCACGTCCTGTGTTTTCTGTTGTTGCTTGACTAATAAGTCGTGATCCGTTTTCAAACTCTATACTGCCTTTGTTGTAACTAGTAACACCAGCACGTATATGATCAGGACATAGCTCATAAGCATAACGTATGCGGCTCATAATCTCTTGGGCACCACTATACTTGTGCGCAGCGATAAGGACAATGCTATCTGGCACAAACATCGCTCTCCATAACAAGTAACCAGCGGCTGTGGTAGTTTTACCAGTCTGCCTAGGCAACATGTTAACGTTAAATCGATGGGTATGGTATGTTTCTAACAGTTTTTCCTGATAATCATATGCTTGATATAGTAACTGTCCTTTTGTAGGATGTTGTATGGTAAAGAAGTTTTCCATAAAGTAATATGGGCCTGTAACAGGATCTGCACATTTGGCAAACTCTTGTACTTGGTCAGGTGTAAACTTCTGGCTTTGGTGTGCTTTTTTTATTAAAACACCCTCTAAACTACGACTCATCAAAAATCCTTAAAGTTACTCTTGGGTTGGTTGATACTTGAATGTATTCTGCTACAAAATCAAAATGTCTTGATAACAGTTGAAAAACGTCTTGTTGTAGTCGTTCACTAGCTATGCCGTAACTACTACTCCCAATGCGTCTATAGTATGTCTTATTTAACCCATATCGGGCCCCGTACTTAGGAAAGACTCCGCTT